GATGGCGGAGATGGCATCACAGTTTTGCCAATCACATATTCAAAATCATATCTTGAATGGGAGCCACGCAAGCAAGGTGGAGGATTGGTTAATGTCCACAAAGGTGACTATCCACTGAACAATTGTAAGCGTGATGATCGTGGCCAATACATCAACAGTGATGGCAATGTAATTATGCCTTGTGCAGAGTATTACATTTACGTCTTGAATGAGGATGGATCTTATAATCCATATGCATTATCAATGCATGGTAGTCAGATCAAGAAGTCGAAGAAGTGGAACACAATGATAAATCAGTTGCGAGTTAATCGTTCAGGTGGTGAAGGATCATTTAATCCTGCAATGTTCTACAGGACTTATCTACTCACCACATCTCCAGAGTCAAACGACCAAGGAACATGGTTTGGTTGGAAGATTGCTGGAAGCAATAATGTCACAGAGATAGACAATGGCATGCAATTGTATAATGATGCAAAAGCTTTCCGTGAACAGATCATCGCTGGGGATGTAAAAGTAACTGCACACGAAGGTGAGCCAGAAACTAAGGCACCAGAAAGCACAGAAGAAGTTCCGTTCTAAAAGCTGAACAAATCATTGCCACACGTTAATGGGGTTGTTAGCGTGTGGCAATTTATCTCTTATAAATATCATTAACATTTCACACTATTATTAAAATGCAAAAGACAAATATATTAGGAGCAGGCATGGCAGGTCTGCTTGCTGCAAACATGATGCGGAGAAGATGCCCAACAGTTTTTGAAGCCAAAGATGAGCTTCCAGACTTGCACAAAGCTGTATTAAGATTCCGCAATCAAAGTGTTAGTGAGGCAACTGGCATACCATTTCAAAAAATTAAGGTGAACAAGTCATTGTACACACACAATGGCTACAAGGACAAACCATCAGTGCAGGATGCTAACAACTACAGCCTCAAAGCTACAGGTGCCATAGAGGACAGAAGCATATGGAATCTTGATCCTTGTGTTAGGTATCTAGCACCCAATGACTTCGTTCAACAGATGGCTAACAGCATTGAAGTAGAATATGGAGTGACAATTGGCAAAGCTAATATTGAAGGGTGTAAGCAATCTGGAGACTTGACAATAAGCACTTTACCAATGCCTGTGATGATGCGCATTGTAGATTGGAAGACTGATATAAACTTCATGGAATGTGCGAAGCCAATCTTTGTCATTAGGTGTAAGCTAAAGAAGCCAAAGAGCAGAGTGCATCAAACAATTTACAATTCTTCTTTGTATACACATTGGTACAGAGGAAGCATTCACGGAGATGACTTGATTATAGAGTGTGATGTAGATGTTACTGAAAGATCGAAGCAAGTTGTCTACAACTTTCTGAGTACAATTTGCAGTCTAAACTCAACAGACATTGAAATAGAAGAGGAGACAGTTCACACACAGCCATTTGGAAAAATTTTAAGCATTGATGAACATGAGAGACAAGAGTTCATTTATTACTTGACAAAGCAATACAATGTCTACTCACTAGGCAGGTTTGCGACATGGAGACCATTGCTGATGGATTCAATTGTTGATGATGTTCGCAAGATAGAAAAGCTTTCTGGCACTAGCCATTACAACCACAACCATAAAACCAAAATAAAATGAAAGTAAAATTAATAGATTATACATACGGAGCAGTTGATAAGCTGATCTATACCAAGAGCACTAGGCTCACTCAAGGTGATGAGACTAGAGACAAGATCAAGAAGATGTCCATTGAGGAAAAGCAAGAAGAGCTTTCGTACATGGCGAACACAATTCCAAGCAGTTGGGAGTTTGTGAATTACACATTCGAGATCTCTGGAGTTAGTAGAGCATTCACTCACCAGTTCGTTAGGACTAGGACAGGCAGTTATGCCCAGCAGACAATGCGTCTTCTCAACATGGAGAAGTTTGAATATGTAACTGGTCCAACTATTGAAGACAATGTCAATTGCAAGGAGGCATACGACAAGTGCATGGACACCATACAGAAGACCTATGATGATCTGATTGGCATGGGCTGTGCAGTAGAAGATGCCAGAGGAGTTCTGCCAACAAATATATGCACAAACATTATTGCGCAGTTCAACTTAAGAACGATTGCTGAGATGGGCAGATCCAGAACTGGCAAGAGAACTCAGAACGAATACAGAGATGTTTTTGAAGGAATGTTTGAAGAGGTCATCAAAATTCATCCATGGGCTGAAGACTTTATTCAACCCAAAGAACAGGATCGACTAAAGCTCCTAGAGCAACTAATCGAGACAGGTGAAAAAAGAAAGCTTTCAACAGAAGAACGCTACTGTGGCTGGAAAGCTATTGATAAAATTCGGAAGGGTGAAAAGTAATGAGAGGCATTACAAGAATATATATATCACAGCACATGAATGATCTTTATGACAGCACAGGTTACATTGGTGAAGAGGACACTAGTTGGGTTGGTTATGACCTAGACAGAACTCTTGTATCTTATGATGGTTGGCAAGGTGCTGACCACATAGGAGACGACATGGATCTTGTCTGTGAAAAGATGGCTAAAGATCTGCTTGATGGTAAGCGTGTAAAGATATTCACTGCAAGATGTTCAGATGAGACAGGGTTGAATTCAATCACATCTATTGATTACATCACTGCATGGAGCTGGATCAAGTTTGGAGTCAAACTAGAGATAACAAATGTCAAAGACACAAGGTGTGTGAAGCTATATGACGACATAGCAATTAACGTAAACAATGGAAAAATAAATAAATGAATAATATAATAGTAACAGGATCGAACTCTGGATTAGGTGAGAGCATTTGCGAACACTTAAGGAAGGACAAAAATACAAATGTGATCAAAGCAGACAAGTGGGAAGTCGATCTGACTGACTACACATCTGTTTATGAATTCTCTTTGGATGTAAAAGAAGAAGTGCATGGCATCATAAACTGTGCAGGTGTTAATCGGATTGATTACTTGGAAAAGTTTGCTGAAGAAGATTGGGATTTAGTTATGGACACAAATGCGAAGTCTATATTTAATATGTCCAAGCACTTCTTGCAGAAGCTTAAAGACACAAAAGGATTTATCGTCAACATTGTCTCTAATGCTTCTCACATGCCAATGACTAACTCACTTGCATACAATGCAAGCAAAGGTGCAGCTCACATAATGACATTGCAGTTGGCTAGAGAATTATCCAAGGCACATGGCATTACAGTGTTCGGGATTTCTCCCAACAAGCTGTCTGGAACTGGCATGTCAGATTACATAGACAGCAGAGTTCCTTCTGTGCGTGGCTGGACACCAGAACAAGCAAAAGAGTATCAGCTCAATGCGTTGCTGGCAGGTGAAGAAACTGATCCTAATAGCTTGGCAGAGTTCTTAGCATTCTTGCTATCAACAAAACAACGACACAAATATTTAACTGGAACAATAATCCCATACGGAGCATAATAAAATGAATAGCATAGAAGTAAGATACGGAAAAATAGATCAAGTGGCAATCTACTGCCCTAACATTGATCTATCAATAGTAAATCACAACACAGTCTTAGGAACTAAAGAGTGGGTGCGTGATCAAGTCACAGCAACAGGTGAATGCTTCGGCAAAGAGATTGTTGGTGGATCAGTAGGAAACCTAGCATTCAATTATGAAATGGGCTATGAGTTTGAATTGTTGAACTATCAACAAGGAGACAACTGGCATGGAGTAAGAGGAAGAGACTTGAGCAAGACATTCTTGTCTCACAAAGGATTCCATGTTGAAGAAATCGACAGCGAGAAAAAGTTCTTGTATGATACTTATAAGATCAAAGTTGCACAAGAGTTGTTTACAACCAACCACACAAATGAGTTCCTTAAAAACAATGGACGGAAATATCACTACTGCGTGTTTGATACTCTTGATCAATTGGGCTGGGACTTGAAGCTAATTCAACGATTGGAGAAAGATGCCTAAGACTGTAGAAGAAATACTTAAAGACTCTGCAGAGACTTATGTCGAGAGGAATTCAGTCTATAAGGACAACTATATGAAAGTTGGAATTATAATGAACACTCTTTTCCCAGATGGAATAAAATTGCAGACCAAAGAGGACTTTAATTCTTGGCACTTGTTTGAGTTGCTTATAGTTAAAATCACTAGGTATGCTCACAACTTTCCAGAAGGTGGTCACCAAGATTCTATCCATGATGCAGGAGTGTATTGTGCGATGGTTGAGTATGCTGATTCATTCAGAAAAAAAGACTGATGATAATATTTGATACAGAGACGACTGGACTTGTTAAGGCAATTGCCTCTGACATCAAGCATCAGCCAAAGGTAATAGAATTTGCAGCCATCAAGCTTTGTGATGAAACACTTGCAGAGCTTGATCGGTTGCACTTTTTAGTTAATCCAGACAGACCTTTGGCATCAGAGATAATTAAAATAACCAAGATCACGGATAAGATGCTTGAGGGTGAAAAGAAATTTTCACAACGCATTGATCAACTCAAATCATTCTTTGAAGGTGAGACTAATCTTATTGCACACAACTTGTCATTTGATAAGAGCATGCTTGAGATTGAAATGAAGCGAAACCAAGTGGAAGACTTTCCAATGCCTAAGAATCTTATCTGCACGATTGAGCAGAGCTTTCACTTGAAAGGTGTCAGACTGAACCAAGGACGATTATACGAGGCTGCAACTGGTGGCATGAAATTTGAAGGTGCACACAGAGCGATCAATGATGTAGAAGCTTTGACTAAGTGTGTGGTGTGGATGATAGAAAATAATTACATAGATATAAAATGATAAACTTTGCAAACAGAACTCAATACTCATTCAGACTTGCAACTGGCAAGTTAGAGGATGTCTTAAAAACCAACCAAGAAGACATTGTGGGGATCTGTGACAGAGCAAGCACTTGGGGACATCTTGATTTTATTAAGGCATGCAAAGAGCATGACAAGACTCCTTTGCTTGGAGTTGAGTTGCCAACTGTAGCCAATTGTGATGACAGAGCGAAACAACCAATTTCATACACTCGACTTTTTGCCAAGAATCAAGAAGGACTCAAAGAGCTTCATGAGCTGACAACTTTGGCGACAGAGAAATTTTATTATGTGCCCAGAATTGATTACACAATACTGTCAGAAGTCAGCAGTAATTTGATTGTGGTGCTTGGAGCTTATTGGGATGAAAGCTATGCAGATGATTACATGGCTAGAGACAACTTCTATGTGGCTTTAGATACTCAGAACAATACTTGGCACAAGAATAGAATGGTAGAGCTTTATAGACCAAAGCTGTTGGCATGCTCTAACAACTATTACCCTGCCATTAAAGATTTGCCTGCACACCAAGTCACCATTGGCATGAACAATTACAACATGATAACTAGTCCTGCCACAATCATGAGCACAGAAGACTGGGTTGGATTCTTTGGTGAGGATTTGGCTGACATCCCAGACAGGACAAGGTCTGTATTTGAAGATTGCAGATTTGAATTTCCTGTGGCTGAGATGGTCACCCCAGAGACATGGCAAACACTTGCACAAATGTGCCAACAAGGTGCAATTGAATTGGGTGTGAACTTGGAGGATGAAGTCTATGCAGCAAGACTTAAAAGAGAACTGGATCTGATTGAGGAAAAGAAGTTTGAAGACTACTTTTATGTCGTCGCAGATCTGATTAAATATGCAAAGACAAAGATGTTTGTTGGTCCAGCTCGTGGCAGTTCTTGTGGTAGCTTAGTTTGCTACTTGATAGGCATCACCGATGTCGATCCAATCCCATATGACTTGCTGTTCGAACGCTTCATTGACATTAACAGAATGGACTATCCCGACATTGACATTGACTTTGAAGACACCAAGAGAGAAATGGTTTACAAATATCTCTGCAAGAAGTATGGCTCTGATTGTGTGAGTAAGCTAGGAACCATCAGCGTTTTCAAAGCCAAGTCAGCAATCACAGATGTCAGCAAAGCTCTGAGCATTCCTATGTGGGAAGTCTCTGATCTAAAAGAAGCAATCATTGAAAGGTCTGGTGGTGACTCTCGAGCTGCATTCTGCTTGCTTGATACATTCCAGCAACTTGATGTGGGCAAGGAAACTCTTAACAAGTATCCAGAACTCAAGGTGGTGGCTGACATTGAGCACCATGCAAGACACACAGGTGTTCATGCTGCAGGAATCATTGTCACTGACAAGCCAACAAATCTTTACTGCTCTGTTGATGAAAAGAGTGGTTGTGCAATGATTGACAAGCACAATGCAGAAGCCATAGGAATGCTTAAGATCGATGTGCTGGGGCTGAGGACACTGAGCGTTATACAAGATGTCCTAGACCAAGTAGAGATGAATAGGCATGAAATAAAGAATTGGAGGCTAGACGATGAGAAGGCATTTGAAATCATAAACAAAAAGTATTTTGCAGGCATCTTTCAATTTGAAGGAACTGCTCTTCAGAACATCTGCCAACAGATAAAAGTGGAATCATTTGAGGACATTACTGCCATCACAGCTTTGGGTCGTCCTGGACCATTGATCTCTGGAGGCACCACAGAATACATTAAGCGCAAGAATGGTGATCCTGCAACGCCAATGCATCCCCTAGTAAAAGAATACACAGACACCACTTATGGCATCATTGTTTATCAAGAGCAAGTCATGCAAGTGGCAAGAAGTGTAGGCAAATTAAGTTGGGGTGATGTAAGCAAATTGCGTAAAGCAATGAGCAAGAGTTTGGGTCAAGAATTCTTTGACAGGTTTTATGAGAAGTTTGAACTGGGTGCAATTGAAAATGGATTGGACAAAGACACTTCAAGAATGATATGGGACAAGATCAACACAATGGGATCTTGGGCATTCAATCGATCGCATGCAGTTGCCTATGGTCTGATCTCTTATTGGTGCATGGTTTTGAAAGCACATTACCCACTTGAGTTTGCTGCTGCTTGTTTGCGTAATGCAAAAGACGAAGACCAGAGCATAAGAATACTAAGAGAGCTGAGTAAAGAAGGATATGATTACAAGCCATACGATGCTGATAAAAGTTTAGCCAACTGGTCTGTGCAAGATGGAAATCTTGTTGGTGGACTCACAGGCATAAAAGGCATTGGAGACAAGATGGCTAAAAGCATAATAGATAAACGTAGCAGTGGAGAGCTGATGAGCAAAAGGCAAACAACTCTTCTTACTTCTGGAACAACTCCTTGGGATTCAATCTGGGAATGCAAAGAACTTTGGGGACACATAAAAGCAGAGCCACACAAGTATAATATTGAATCTAAAATTACTGAGATTGGAGACATAACAATTACTAACTCAGGAGAATTTGTAGTCATAGGAAAGTTGATGGATAAGAATTTGCGTGATCACAATGAGCCAGTTTTGTTAGAACGAAGAGGAGGAAAAATCATGCATGGTCAGACATTGTTCTTCGGCATGTCATTGCAGGACGACACAGGAAATAGTTTAGCATCGATAGACAGACACAAGTATATGGCTCTCGCAAAACCAATAGTTGAGACAGGAAAAATAGGAGATTGGTATCTCATAAAAGCTGTCAAAAAAGAAGGATGGACACAATTATTTGTGAATAAAATTTTGAAGCTGACTGGCAATGATCGGTTTAAGTGTGGCTAACAGTGGGATAGATGGTCATAAAAGTATTTTTATTATTTCTTCCTATTTGCTTGACTTGTCCAGATCTGTGTGCAAACTAGAGGGCAAGCTTAACTCTAAGCTAAATTAAATAAAACCATAAAAATACTAATATGAAAATCGAAAACAAAATCCAAAAAGTTATTACTCACCTATCAATCGAGCAAAGCAAGATCATCGAGACTCCAACGATTCCTAATGGGGCTGAAGACAACAGAATGCGTGATGCGTATTGCAAGCTCGAAGAGCAGATCGACATTCTTCGTCAAGCAAGAAAGCTTTTAGTTCAGCACAACGCATAACTTAACTGGGGCGAAGCATCCTACACTTCATTTATAAAATCATAAAATCATAACCCAAAATACAATGAATAAAAAACACACAATCGTAACAACTCAATACAGAGAAAACTACGGAGCACACCAATGGGATGGCGAAGGTGAATGCCCACAATACTGGAAGAACAAAGGTGGTGACACATACATCGTCCTTAGCAACTGCGACTGCGACGACAATGACATCAGACAACTGTTCACATACAGCAGTGATTACTCAGAAACAAGTATCTGTGGCTACCTAAAAGTTGACACTCTAAAAGATGCCGAAGAGAAGTATTTCGAGCCATGGGAAAATATAGTGACCATTGGCAAGAATCCAGATGGCACATTCACAAAGACTTCTACCAGCAACTCAGAAGGTCTACGCAGAGGTCTGACTGTTTACACTCACACACATGTTTATGCAAAAGCAAAAGACCACATGCGTTGCGAGCCAATCGACTACAAAGTCTTCTATCAGTTCAAAAATGAAATGCAGGCTCACTCAGAAGAAGAAGCTCTTGCAATATTTGAAAAATACTACAGCTAATATCTTATGGGGTGCAGCATCCTACACTGCCTTTTATCACATCAAAAATAAATAATAATTATACTTGCCCAGTCCAGATATAAGTGCAAGTTATAAATCATAACAATACGTTATACTAATAAAATCATAACCAATACAAAAAATACAATGAACATAAATACATCAAATCCTGTTAACAAAACTCTCAACCTTTCTATCTGTGGAGAGAACGAAGTTGACTTCGACGTAATCAAAAATGTGGCAACTCCAAAGCCAAGCGATCGCTGGCATCCAATTGCTCATGATTGCCTTGTTGATAACTTCCGTGAGTCTGTAAAAAACTCAGACCTGCAGATCGTCAATGAGCACCATGCTCTTGCTCGTGATGACAATCACTACTTTGGAATGTTCCAAGTGCGTGGTAACAATCTTAGCCGCAAGCATGACTCTGAAGTTGGCACAGTAATGTGCTTGCGTAATTCACACGACAAAGCTTTTCGTGCAGGCATTGCTGCTGGTGATGCTCCATTCGTTTGCAGCAATCTTATCTTTGACAATGAGATTGTTTTAGGTCGACGCCACACAACTAATATCCTGCGTGACCTGCCCACAATCATGAGCCAAGCAATTGGTCTCCTCAAAGACACTTGGCAGACTACTGACAATCGCATCACAGCTTACAAGTCTCTTGATCTTGATGACAAGACTGCTCATGACTTGATTGTCAGATCCTTCCGTGCAGGTGCTTGCACCAAGTCTCAAATGGCTGATGTGATCACCCAATGGCATAAGCCAGAGCACGAAGAGTTTGGTGGTCGTGACCTTTGGTCGCTACAGAATGCATTCACCAATGTATATCGTGGAGGCACACTTCGCTTGCCTCGTCGTTCGCAATCCCTCCTAAGTGTCCTAGATGGCCACGCAGAAACAATTGCAGCATAGTCACCAATCAATCAGCAACTGGTCACCTAGGGACATCCTAGGTGGCTTTCGCTGTATATATATATTGTGCAAATAACGCCATACAAGAATAACAATTTACTTCTGATTGCTGATATTTCAGATCCAGATGTATTTATTGCTATGGGAAAGTTTCCTGCCCACACAAGATGGATAGGCAGAAGTCTTGCTGTCAAAATAACTCGGCTTAATGTCCAGCACATAATCAATAATTGGCCAGACTCAGAGTGGCTAGGAGGCAGTGCAGAGACATTGAAATCTCATGAGCATATGCTTGGCATATCGGAGGACATGAGGACAATCAAAAACTCTGGAGCTGTCATACCAGATGATTCAGATTATCAGTATGCTCGACAGCCAATGGATCACCAACGCAAAGCATTTGCATTGAGTCGAGACAGAGCAGTGTTCGCATTGCTAATGCAGCAAGGCACAGGCAAGACAAAGGTCACCATCGACAGTGCTTGTTACTTAGCCAACAAAGGACAGATTGACGGGATGATTATTGTCGCTTGGCCAAACGGAGTTCACCGCAATTGGATTGAGTATGAGTTGCCTGCAGACATGAGCATTCCTTATGATGCTGTCACTTGGACTCCTCAGCACAAGACCAAGAGAAAGCGTGAGGAGCTTGAACGTGTGCGAACAAGTGACAAGTTTAGAGTCATTGCATTTAACGCAGAAGCATTCACCAGTGATGCAGCTCGCAAGTGGATGGAGCTTTATTTGAACAGTGGCAAATATATGCTGGTCGTTGATCAGTCTGCGAGCATCAAGAATCCACAAGCGAATCGCACCAAGTATTTGACCAAGGTTTCTAAGCTTGCCCCATACAGGAGAATCTTAGATGGACAGCCAGTAGCCGAAGGTGCTGGAGAGCTTTACAGCCAATTCAAGTTCTTGGACTCTTGGATCATTGGGCACAATACATGGACAGGTTTCAAGAGTGAGTTCTGCCAGATCGGATACTTCAATGAAATTGTTGGCTACAGAAACTTAGAAACTTTACACAAGCGAATCGATGGTCACTGCTATCGTGTTTTGGCAGATGATTGCTTAGACCTGCCAGACAGGATTTACAAGATGTGGCATTTTGATTTGTCCAATGAAGAGAGGAAAGTATTTGATCAATTGAAAGTTCAAGACTTTGCATTCTTCCAGAGCGAGGTTGATGAGGAGTCTGAGGAAGATTCTATTCCAGCAACCATGGAGGAGACATTAGCCATGGTCAAGAATATGAGACTTCAGCAGATAAGTTCTGGATGGTTCAAGAGCGAAGACGAGCTGTTAAAAATCAACAAGGAATCTCCTAGCAGAATGGAAGCACTCAAAGCTCTGCTTGAACAGAACGCAGGACAGAAGCATTTAATATTTGCAAGATTTAGAGCAGACTTAGAATTAATACAAGAAGTGCTTGGAGACAAAGCAGTAAGCTTTCATGGAGGAATAGATCAAGAGGAGAGAGATGAAGCAAAGCGAAAGTTTATGAATGATGACAGCGTGCTTTACTTTATTGGACAGCCACAGACAGCAGGCATTGGTCACACTCTTACTGCCGCACAGCATGTTGTTTTTTATGCCAATGATCCGTCTCTGCGTTTGCGTGAGGAATGCGAAAAGCGTGCTCACAGAAAAGGTCTCAAGCACAAACTTCACATTTGGGATCTGGTTGCTGGCAACACCCAAGATTCTAAAATCATAAAATCTCTGAGAGAAAAGAAACTCTTGTCAGAGCAAATCCTACAAGACCCCAAATCATTTTTTATGTCTTATGAATGAAATAACATTTAGCAAGAAAGTTCAATCCATCCAAGGATTTAGCATGGTCAGTTTAGAGAGACTGCCCATCCAAGGTTGCCCAGACCTTTTATTATTTAGTCACAAAATTCCTAGCATGAGCATGATGGTAGAATTGAAAACAGTGGACTCAATAAATTGCAAGATAAGATATGAAAAAGCACAGCCATCAGCCATACATGATTTAAATAAAGTTGGAACAGTTGTCGGCACTTTAGTTTACATTGTCAGCGAAGATTTAATGGTGTGGGTGTATCCAGAACACACAGTAGAAATTCACAGAAGCAAATCCAAGATTGTGACTGCTCTTTTAAATAAACAAGCAGATGTCATTTGTGGAATGCAAGATATTCAGTGGAAGGAAACGCTGCAAGGATTCCTTGAAGGACTGATAAATAGGCGCATGTATTTGAACAGCTTAAACTAGCCATGATTGAGACATTAAAATTGATTATTTTTATCAGCATTGCTCTGACAAATATCTGGATTGGGCTTCTTGCCTGCTATATAGCTGGGATTGTGGTCGAAATAAGAGACCAAAAAAAAGATCAATAAAGTGCGTTTATGTGCTTGCCTTGTTCAAATCTATGTGCAAACTAGAGAGCAAGCTTAAGTCTAAGCTAAATTAA